ATCTACACACTGCATATCGTCGGCAGCGTCAGATGTGTATAAGAGACAGTGACAACACCATTTGATTTGCTTCAAGCAAACTATTTACAAGGATATTGGAATAGCAATCCAGAATATACAGCTCCCTATCTCATGGAAGCTCTATTTACACCAACTAAGCAAAAAGCTGACAATGTTAAGCTGCTTAATGGTCAGGATATTTATCCAGCACCGTTAGATTATACCAAAGAAGATTCAGTAGCTTTGCCAGTTGAACGTGGTTCACTTTCCACGGGCACACTGCCGACTTACAAATTTAAGAACTCATTAAATCTTAACGAAACTGATTTCAAAGATTTAAACAACGCGTTAGGTTCTAACGATCAGAACCTTATTTTGACCATTACCAAGAAGCTGTATGATGATCAAGCTAATTTGCTTATTCGAGCTCGCTTTACACGCGAATATTACGCAATTCAGGCACTCTTGAACGGTAAATTAACTATTGGGAACCTAGTGGCAGATTACGGATATGAAAAATACCAGAGTGCTAAAGCAACCAAGCCGTGGACTGATGCTGCATCTAATCCTTACGATGATGTTCAGTCTGTGAAGGATACCGCGGCACAGAAGTCAGGAACAGCTTTAAATCGTGCGCTGATGAACTCGGCAACGATGTACACACTGATGCATAACGAGGCACTCCATAACACTATTTTTACGGGTTCTGTATCACCACAAGGTAATATTCTTACTCAGCCAATGGTTGTTCAATGGTTCTCGGCGGTCCTAGGGATGTCAGTAGTCGTTTATGACAAGGGATGGAATAATAACGGCAAGTTCGAGAAGTTCATTCCTGATGGTAAAATTATTTTTCTTCCAGGAAGTGCCAACGCACCGGTTGGCCAGATGAATTTTGTTGAAACGCCTGAAGAAAATTTATCTGGTACTGCTGGAATGGGAAACGTTGCTCTATTCGACACAGGGGTTTCCTTGTTAACCAAAGCCAGTGATGATCCAGTAACGGTTAAAACAATTGTTGATGAGAAGTTTGTGCCCACAATTACGGTGGCCAAACAAGTCTTTATTCTTGATGTTTTGGCGGGTAAATAATTTGCCGCAGGAAGCTGAAAAACCAACCGTAACCAGTAACTCAGCACACTATGATTTGAAATAAGGAGGAAAGCTTATGTTCCCAGATCAAATTGATACATCCAAGAATTTTTCTAAAAATGGCAATGTTTGCTATACCATACAGCCAGGCGATGAGCTGTGGGCAATCGCAACCGCCAACAATACGACAACTCGTAAATTAGCCAACTTGAATCGGATCTATCCACAATCCGATCTCACTCCTGGTAAAGATATCATTATCTTTAAAGGGTCTAAGTAGAAGGTGATCATATGGACTATCCATTTGACCAAAGTGAGGTCATTGCCAGTGTTAAAAGGCTGTCAGATGTTGATGTAAGCGATGATGCATTAAATGATTTACTTAAAATTGCTTATGGCCTGCTTAAACCACTAAACATTCCTACTGATCAGTTTGTTTGGAACCAAGCCATGGAAATGAAGATTCTATCACTGATTTGGATCAATTCTGACCTTGGCAAAGGTATCCTGGTGGATAATTTTAAGGACTTACACACCCAATACAATGGTAATGCGACTAATCATTGGGAAGAGTTGCTAAATGACCTACTGAGCCGATATGGACATTCAAGGTGGCGAATTAAACTTGGCTGAACTATTTTCTGATGACAATAATTTACCCAAAATTAAAGAGGAACTGAGAGCCCTCAATCATTACCGCGTGGAAGTTGGTGTCATGATCCCAGTTGGCAATAAGTCACTGGCCTTTTTACAGATGATTGCTACTGTCAATGAATTTGGTGCTGAGATTTATCCTAAGAACGGTCCATATTTGGTCATTCCGATGAAAGATGGGAGCTTCTATAAGCTTAAGCACGTTAAAATCCCTGAACGCTCATTTCTTAGAGATGGCATTGACTTAGGGATGTTTCGCATCAATGAGCTTGTTGAACGTGACCTTAGTCGCATCATGAATAGTGAATTAACGGCTTATGAACTGTATGAAGATGTGGGTCGATTAATTCAACAACGGATCAAAGATGAAATCAAGCTTAAAGTTACGCCGCATAACGCGCCAATAACCATCGAGAATAAGGGTAAAGACGATCCGCTTGTTGATACGGGTGCATTGCACAAATCAATCGGATGTAAGGTGATAGAAATTTGAAGTTTATAAAAAGAAATTTGATTAAGCGTTACGGCATTCCAATTCGAATCTATCGGAATACGTCGTATCAAGACGGCGGAATAACCTTAACCGGCGACTTTTTACGAACTAATTTCCGTGAGCAGCCTTATATTGACGTCAGTGAGCCAATCGCTCCAGTTAGTCCGAATGCTAATGCTAATCAAATTATCCTAACTGGAGACGGTAAGAGCATTAATTGCAGCCATGAATGGTACTCACTTCAGGACGTTCCGTTTGGGACGATCGTTGCCATTAAAACCGGCAATGATGATCAGAACTGGGAATGTTTACAGGTTGTTGGTAAGGATCCCTATTATGGCATGTCTGATGCTTGTATCTACTATCTGCGGTCTAACAGTCAAGAGGTGAATAGCGATGAAGCGAACCATCAACTGGACGGAAGCAATCGCAACAATGCGACAAACGATCCGTTCTTTGACCAATCTTGATGAAAAACATGTAATTGAAGACTATTCACTTGGCACGAAGCCAACATTGCCTTTTATTACTGTGCATCCCCGTGGCAGTCTGGTTATGCCGGTTCAACATATGTATCCCATGCATGAACCGGTTGATACCCATATCTCAATCACTATTCATGCCGAAACCGAAACCAGGGCACTTGATATAATGGATAATCTCCAAGCCAATTTACGTGATCCAGAAATTCATTATCAGGTTAAGCAACGCGGAATTATTATCGTTGCCATTCTTGATCCGCAGGATAGAAGCGTGATTGGGATTAACAATTCAGAACAGCAGTATGGTTTTGACTTACAGATTAGATTAGAGCGTAACTTTGAATCTGATCTGCCAACTATTGAAGCCATCGATAGCAACAATGAAAAGATTACGAAGAATTAGGAGGAATTATAATGCCTATTACAAATGAACCACTTGGCCCAGTGCATACTTCAGTAAAGACTGTTCGAAAGGTCAAGGAACTTGGGGATCAAATTCCAAAGTATTTGATTGAAGATTCCCATGTAACTGAAGCAACTCAAACTCAGTACAACGATCTTCGAGAAGTCGGTGATGATTTTGATCCCGACTCATTAGTTTATAAGCATGCTAAGGCGGCTTTTGGTGGCTCTAACCCCCCGGAAGCAATTCTGGTAGTGAAAGCAGTTGCCCAAAATACCTATGTATCGCCAACTAGTTTAACGGTTGATCATGCCTCAATCTCAGGCGTCGTCGGTCAAACTGGTAAAGTTACAACGACTCTTTTGCCAGCAACCGCCACCGAAAAGAATGTAACGGCAACGTCAGGTGATACCGATGTAGCGACCGTTTCACCAAATGGAGATGGCAGTTTCACAATTGTTTATAAGTCTGCTGGTCACGCTACTATTACCTTTAAGACTGGGGTTAATGATGATATTACCGCTACTACTGAAGTTACAGTAATCGCTAATTTGAACCCAGTAACCGGCGTCACCCTTGATAAAACATCCATTTCAGGACATACCGGCGGTAATGAACAATTAACGGCCAAAGTTACACCTACCACTGCCACTAATAAAAATGTATCATTTTCATCTAAAGATGAAGGCATTGCGACGGTTGATAAATCTGGCAAGGTTTCATATGTTAAAGCCGGCCACACTCAGATTATTGCCACAACTGAGGATGGTGGGTTTACAGCAACTTGTGATGTAACTGTATCATGAGGATGATGGATTTACTGCACAGTAGCACCTGCTTCTTCAGCAGCAAAAAAGTAGTGAATTAAATAATGAATATCTAACATGAGGAGTTTTGCGAGTAATCGTAAAATTCCTTTTTAGGAGGAAAAATATTATGGCTGATTCAACTAATCTAATTTCCGCAGTTAAGAAATTCTATAACTCCGGGGATGAGTATTTGATTCCAGTAGGAATCGATAAAAGTAAAATTCCGGCGCTTTCAAATTATATTGAGGCGCAGAACACCGGTATCTTAGCCGTGGATGTGGATAATATTTCCGATACGGCTGCCTACGCATCAAACGTTAATACAATTGCTTTTAAAACCCATACCGACGATACACATGCTAATGTGCTTTCATCTGGAACGATTGGAGCCGTTGGCTCTTTACCTGTTGGAAGTTTCGATGTCGCTAATACATCGGGATTGGATGAAAGTGTCTTACCACAAGATCAACTGTCATTCCAACAAGATCAATTAACCCCTTACACCGAAGGCAATATTAATACTTATTACTATGCCCAAGGAATGCCAATTGTGCGTGATGGCAAGACGTTAAGTGGCGACTATATCGATATGCTTCTTGGACGTGATTTTATTATCAAGCATAGCAACAAGAAGCTTACTGAAATCATGGTTAAAAATCCTAAAATTTCTTATGATAACACCGGTATTAACTTGCTTAAGTCGGGCGTTGAGAGCGTCTTTGATCAACTCTATCGGAATGGTGGCGTTGGTGAAAAAGCAAATGGCAAGCCGGACTACGATGTCACCGCGTTACCTCGTGAGGACATGAAGGACGTGGATGTTTCTCAACGGATTTACCGCGGGTTGTCCTGGAAGTACCATCCAGCCGATGCGATTGACGATGCGTATATCTCTGGCGAAATCGATTTATAGGAGGACGTAGAAAATGAAACTTACTCAACATACATTTGACCCTTGGGAAGTGTCAGTTCAAATTGATGGCCTCCCATTTACTGACTTTGGCACTGGCGATAAAGTAGCTGTTGCTTGGAACAACGATAACGTTACTGATTCGGTTGATAATAATGGTAATGGTAAATCAGCCATTAACCATGATCATTCTGGTACGTTTACGTTTAGTGTTGATCCTAATGCTGCCAATTATGCTCATCTCATTGACTTGGCCAACAATTTGAATGGCGTCCCTGTATCAGTAACATCAAACTTTGCTCACTTCCATACAGATAGTGCACGAATTACCCGTCCTACTGATACAACTCTTAACGCTGAATATCCAAGTGTTTCTGTAGTCTTTAAGGCTTCTGTATTGCAAGTTGACCCGATTACTGCATAAAACAAATTTATATTCAATTGATAAATAAAGGAGAATGTTTGAAATGACAGAAGAAGTTAAAACTAAGTCAACAACTAAAAAGGCTACCGAGACACCTGTTAAGGAACCAAAATTGGTTAGAACTGAACGAAATGGCATGATTGTTGGCTCTGTAACCCTTTGGGACAAAAAGACCAAGCAAAACATTAAGTATCCTTTCAATTTTCCGGGTGTTGAACAAGCAGTTAAATTTACTGATTTGGCAGATGTTAGTCGTCATGCCTACTGGGATGCCTTTATTAACGGTAATGATGATCTTGGACTTAATCCGCTTATTGGTACGCCCACTGTTGGCGGAAAACCGGAAAAAATGAGTTGGAAATTCTGGGAAAACCATTCTGGCGTTATGAAGGTTTGCTCAGAAGCTGACCGGTTTCTTGTGCAAGAACTTAACTAATCACTTTATTCGTAAAACGGATCTTGAGGCATTAATTAATAAATCAACGTCTCAATCAATTGGCTGGACTGCTTATATCTATAATGGGTTAGAAAGCGGACTGCCTCGGCCAATTAAGTATATGAATGCTGATGAACTGTCTGTCTTCAATTGGGCGATTTCTAAGCGCATGGAAGTACAGTCACAAATGCGAGGAGGATTCTAACATGGGGTACGCAAGAAGTGCCAAAGTTGGATTCCGAGTTGTATCAGAAAACATGGATGCGATTGATCGTGCGAATGACAAGATGGATCGGCTTATCAGATCAAGCCGTGAGGCCAACAACCAACTTTCCCATTTTGGCGATCGCATGTCGGTTCAGGGATTGACCAAGTTTGAAGATAAATATGAAAGCTTAATTTCTAAATCGAAGAAAATGTCTGATAGCCTTATAAGCGATACAGATAAAATAAATGATCGTCTAAAAGGCCTTGCTGATAGCTCTCGTGAATCCGCGAAGCAAATCGGCAAGGCTTTTTCTGATACTTCCAAGGAAGCCAGAAACTCATTTAAACGTTTGCCTAAAGAGGCAAACTTCAAAGTAAAGACAAATCTCAAGCAAACAAGTAGTGATATTGATCATGCAAATACACGTGTTCAAAGGTTCGGTACAAAAGGTAAGTCGTCATTTGATGATCTAAGCAGAAGTGGCCGTAAAACAACTAGATCTTTCAGGAATCTTTATGATGCCGGCAGCCGATTGTCTGACATGGGAACCATGATGGCTATGGCAATGATTCCGGTTGCTGCAGCATTTAAAAAGTCTGCTGACGAAGCAACTAACCTACAAAACAGATATGTTACCATTAAAAACCTTATTCGTACTGGTGGTGAATCTTCAAAAGCTGCTACTGCTGAAACCAAGGCGATGCAAAAGGAAAATAACGGTTTCGCTTTAAAGTATGGTGTATCTCCTGTTAACATGGCTAAAGGTGGCGAAGATCTTATTCGTCGTGGCTACAATGGTAAGCAAGAGTTGGGTGCCCATGAATACTTCTTACAAGCTGCTAGAGCTTCTGGAGACCCTTATTTATCCGTTGTTCACAATGCAGCACCTGCGTTGGAATCATTTGGTTACAAAAACCGTGCTGGTAGTTCTGTTGAAAAGATGAAGAAATATACCAAATTGGTTACTAACCAAATGGCATATGCTTCTGATTTATCAGCCACTAATTTTAGTGGAATGGGTGAAGCATTAAAGTTTGCTTCTCAAGTTGCCCATAGTGCACACGAAAGTTTAGCTAGTACAACTGCTGCAATTGGTATTATGTCTAACCGTGGTCTTAATGGATCCCTTGCTGGTACTGGATTGCGTAAGGTTATTAATGCTTTTGCTTCTCCTAACCTTAGCCAAATGTCCCAACAAGGTCCTATCATGGAACGATATCATATCAATCAAAAGGACTTTTACAACAAAAATGGGCAGCTTAAATCGCTGCCTAACTTGTTAGATTATATTAATCATCAAACTAGGAAGCTAACTTCTTCTAAGAAGGATGATTTTGCCCGTAAATTCTTTGGCACAACTGGTCAACAAGCCGGCCTCGATTTAATGGAATTGACCGGTAAAAAGGGCAGTCGTAATACTAATAATCTGCGTGGATTAACTAGACGAGTTGGCAATGCTCAAAATATGTATGGCGGTAAAGGATATAATGAATACCTCGCTAAGAAGAATATGAAATCTTGGCAAAACCAAATTAAGCAATTTAAACAATTCATGAATATTATGGGATTAGGTTTCACTAAAACCGTTCTTCCCTTCTTCACAAAATCGCTTCATTTTGCTAACAAATTTTTAGACGTACTAATTAAACTTCCCAAACCAATGAAAGAAGTTATTGGCTTTGGCACAGCTACGGCTGCTATCGGTGGAAGTGCGTACGTCACTAGCAAACTATTTAAAGGTGCGGCCAACTTGATTACTGGTAACCATGGTAATAGACCAGTAAGTGGTCTAGAAAATATGGTTGGAATGGCTGGGCGATCAAGCAAAATTAGCAGAGGTGGCTTACTTTCAAACGTATTAACCAGTCGCCATAATATGTTGGGCGGCAAGTTAGGCAAACGGATAATTGAAAGGAATTCTGGTGAAATTGGTTCACGTGTAACTAAAGGTGGTGTTATGCGTGAAACTTCCACTTTGGGTAAGGTTGCTAGTGCCGGAGTGGGCCTTGGGATTGCGGCCAGTTCTGGTTTAAATTTATATAAAGCTATTAAGTCTAAGAACCGTAAGACTAAGTTCAAAGATTTCGGCAAAAGTATTGGGACAGCAGTTGGTGGTGGAATTGGCTTTTACTTTGGAGGGCCCGCTGGAGCAGCTGTTGGTGCTTCAATCGGTAATATCGTCGGCGGATGGGCTGGCAAGGCTGTTCATAAATTTAGCAAAACTAAAATGGGCCATAAGATTGGCAAGGCAATCCAACCTGTCACAAAAGCATTTAAATCAGCTGGTAAAGGTATATCAAAATCATGGTCTTCAACCACCAAAGGGCTAAAAAAACCATTTGCAAGTGCGTGGAAATCTATTTCTCGTAATTTTAAAAAGGTGGCTCCCATTGTTACAAAAGCTTTTTCTTCAATCAACAAGCGTACGAAACCATTACAAAAGTTATGGAGAACAACGTTTGTAAGAACGCTTGGAACATCGATTAGGATGTTTGGACACCTGATTGGAGGAGCATTTAAAGCTGTTGGAACAGTTCTTAAAGGAATTGCTGGAGTTGTTAAAGGAACCGCTAAGATAATTGGAGGCACATTTAGTGGTATCAACGATCTTGTACATGGTCGTTGGTCAAAGGCTTGGAAAGATGCTAAGAGTGTGTTTGGCGGATTCTTTGACGTATTTAAATCTGGAATAGATACAATTGGTGGACTTGCTAAAGATGTGTTTGGAACAATTGGAAAAGTTATTGGAGATGCTGTTGGTGGCATCAAGGGATTGATTAGTGACCTTACCGGTGGAAAAAAGAGTAAGAAGCATAGGCACAGGAAATCAAAAAGTGTTGCTTCTCATGCTTTAGGAACTAGTGGCGCAGAAATGCACTCACATGCTGCCCTCGTTGGCGAAGGTGGCACAGAGCTCGCATATACAGTAAACGGTCGTAAAGCGCGTTTGTTGGGTGCTAATGGTCCTGAAATCGCGCATGTTAAGCACGGTGAGCGAATCCTTAATCACCGAGATACTAAAAAGGTACTCAATGGTTCATATGGTCGTGTATTACCTGGTTATGCTACTGGAAATACTAAGCTTGGCGGTAAACGAGCTAAGTCAGATATTGATGGATTGAGTAAGAAGAGTGGCCAGGTTTGGTCGAAAGTCAGCAAAACGACTTCAAAGCACACTAAAGATATCAAGAAACAGACTGTTAGTGATTATGATGCCTTGCAAAAGGGTTCATATAAGCAGTTGAGTCAGCTTGATAAGGGTAATACGTTGAAGTGGCGCAACATCAATAGTGATACTAAACACTACACGACCAAGTCTAAGAATCAGGCTATCTCGACCTATGACAGCATGCAAAAAGGCGTGCAGAAGCAAGTTAACCAAATGCAGTCGGGAGTTATCTCATCTGGTAAAGCTACTGCAACCGGATTTGGTCATGCACTTGGTAAGATGGATAACTACGCGCATTCAGCAATGTCCAATACTGTTCACCAGTTAAATGGTGGTATTAAAGGAATTGATAAAGTCCTTGGACAGTTTGGTGGTAATAGTTCCGTTATCAATGCCATTCACTACGCTAAGGGTTCAAACGGAGAGCTTTCTAATGATCAGTTGGCGATCGTGAATGATGCTAAGTCTGGTCCACGTCAAGAATCTATTATTCGTAATAATTCCCTATTAATTCCGCACGGAAATGACAGGATGATTCCCCTAAAAAAACGTGACCGAGTTCTTAACGGATCACAAACCCAAGAATTGGGACGTTCAATGGGCATTCAGCACTTTGCTAAAGGTTCAGGTGTCTCACACACTGAACTCAACAGAATTATTAGTAAAAATAATGCCCATCCGAACAGAGCTTTCGCAAATGAATTTTCATCAAATATTTCCAAGTCTAATACAGTTCTTGGGAATGCTATTAAAGGGCTAAGCAAGCGATCTACCACCAAATATGGTAATCCTTGGTCGGCCGAAGTATGGCGACAGATGGACAATGCCCGAGGCAATGGTGGTGGAAGCGGTGCCGGTGGCAACTGGAGACATACACCGGGGCTACCTGAATCAAATGGTTTTAATGCTCGCCGTGGTAAAGGAATCCATGATGGTGTTGATTTTTCAGGGCCAGCAGGGTCGGCTATTCGTGCCGTTCATGGTGGAACAGTTACGCGAACTGGGACAAGTAATCCATGGAATGATTACAAAGATTTAGGTAGCATTATCACAGTCAAAAGCAATGACGGCTATCAAGAAATCTACCAAGAATTTGGAACTAACAAAAATATCAAAGTTCACACCGGTGACCAAATAAAGACTGGCCAAGCAATCGCTACTTTGGGGCACCTAGCTGGTCACGAAATGCATGTCCATGTTGGTGTTTCTAAAGGTTCACTTTGGAAGCATGGAGGTTATTCGCATAATGGTTGGTTTGATGTTACTAAGATGCACGGCCATTCAAATGGTAATAAGAAGGCTGACACTAAGCATAGTAGTGCATTATCAAAGCTAGTTGCGAAAGAAATTGCACCACAACTTAAATGGGTTGGTAAGCACCTTAAAAGAAGTGCCGGTTCAATCGGCTCACTTGCTATTAGCGGAGATATTGCCAGTCGTGCTAAAAAAATAGCTGCGGCAATTAAAAAAGCTTATCCTGCTGCCACATTAGCCGGTATTGCCGGAGTTTTAGGCAATTGGGAACAAGAATCACTTTTAAGCCCTTCTGCCATTAACAGTGGTGACCATGGGTCAGGACTTGGACAATGGACTAATGTTGGCGGTTCTCGAAGAGAATCTAAAATGCGTGCTTATTTGAAAAGGCATGGAATGCGCTGGAACAATGCTGGCGGACAATTAGATTACGCATTACATGAGCCAGGAGCATCTGGGATGCTTAAAAAAGCTCTAAGAATGAGTAGCCCAACAGCTGCGGCTAACTATTTCTTCTCTACTTGGGAATCTGGCGGTAACGAAGATAATTCTGGTGGGAAGCGAACCAGTAACGCCCGCAGCATTTATAAAGTGCTAAAGGGTCATAGAAATGGTGGCTGGTCTAGTGTTCCTGCTATCTTTGGCGAAAAGAAGGGTGAACCGGAAGTTGCCATCAACCCTAAGCGAAAGAGTGCCGATGGTTTAATTGCTTCTGCTATTAGCGCCCGAAGTAAGATTTCTAATTCTGTATTCAGCAATGAATCGCAGAAGAAGATGCATCGAGCATTGTTGGAAAACCTGAGAAAGTATAATCCACTCAAAAACATGCCAGATAAGCATCAACCTACTTCTGGTAAAGGTAATAACGTTACAGTCAATTTGAACATGAATATCACGGTTAACGCTAATGATAAAAATGCTGGAACTAAAGTTGCCAATGATATTTCCAAGCAGATCGACGAACGGGTTCAGGCAATCTTTGGCAACTTAATGGCTAAAAGAGAAGGAGGGTTTATTTAATGGTAGCCACGGCAGATATAGCTAAAAATTCCTATAATTCAACGCTTTCCGTTTTAAATAATGTCAAAGCAGCGTATGATCAGGCAAATTCCGACTATCTAGATAGCCTCGATGATCAAGCTAATGGCGCCGGACTCGATATAAATGAGTCGGCTTATCAACTCATGGCACAATATGTAGTTGGTAAGTCGCCATATGTCGGTTCCCAGTATTGCATCCCGTATGGTGGTGGCTATTTAATTTCATATAGTTCCGGAGAAGATACAATCTATCAGCAGATGGATAGTTCGATGAAGTATGTTTCTAAAATGACGGTTAAAAATGGGGGCCACGGGTCCTCATTTGGCATCGACAATTCGGGAAATATCTGGGATTCTGTCAGGCATAATGGTTATCAAATCAGTAAATTTCCCTATCAGCCAGGATCAACAATTGAAGCGAGTTCATTAACGTCGCTCTACAATTCACCTGATCTTTTACGAGTTAATTATGACGCAAGCACTAACCTGGTAGGCTTTACCACTGGAGAAAGTTACTGTATATGTGACCCCAATAATTTAAACAACCCTAAAAAGACAGTTAGTCTGTCAGCAATGGGTTTTAGTATTGGGCAGCAAACATGGCAATCGCAGTCGCTAAGCTACCCGTACGTTTTTTGGCAGAGCGGGGCTTATAACTCAAAGAGTGACCCGGCAACGGTGGGATGTTTCAATGCTGACACAAATACTAAGGAATTTGTTAAAAGCTATCTAACGAGTAGCTATGGTATGAAGTATTCCTATAATGAGCCAGAAGGAATCTATTCAACTGGATCTGCTGTTTTAGTGACGTTTAATAATAATGATAATGGATCGAACTCAATTAACTATCTATTTTCAATTCCTACACTGACGGCTGATTCAACGGTTAGAGAGCGTTTAAAAGCATTGAATAATTTAAAGAAAGCCTTAGCCGATGCTAAAACGGCATTCAATTCTGCTAAGTCTGATTTTCAAAAATATCAATCAACTAGTAAAACGATTGTCAAAGATACGCGAATTTATAAAAATGCGACTAAAGATGTTAAAAACCAAAAGAAGTTGGTTGCAAGTACCAAGAAAAAGATAGCCATTGTCACTAAGCGATATGCCAAGGCAACCGGGTCTAAAAAAGTGGCCTTAAAGAAGCAACTTGATAATCTAAAAAAAGTTTATAAAGAGCAAAAGTCTGCATTAACTACACTTAAGAAAAACCAGTCGACAGCTAAATCAAGACTTTCAAAAGCCCAAAGCAAATCATTATCCGCTCAAAAAGCCACACAACGGGCAATCCTGAAGAAAGCAATTGGCGCCGCAGTGATGGCTGAAACAGGTGGTAAAGATGTGACGTGGATAACGCCTGTGAACCCTGGCAGCAAAGAAAGTTACGCTATTTTATGGCCTGATAGTGAAGACTTTTCGGAAACAGTTAACGTTAATGAAACGGCAGTCATCAAACACACACCGATCAATACGGTTACACAGGCTGGAACAGAAAGTATTTCAGTGGGCGGAGCTCTGATTGGTGAAGATGGTTCAGTTCCAACATTGGTTAAAAAGTTCGAACGGATCAGAAAATGGGCTGAAAATACAGCCGAAGTATCACTGATCGGGCAAACTTCTTTCCCACACGCGATCATCTCGGGAATTGATAAGCCGCACGACACCTATTTGACTAACCAAGTTCCGCTAACCATTACTTTACAGAAGGTGGATTGGGCTGATTCAAATGTCAAAAAGAAAGCCAATTTATCGAAAAATAAGGGTAAGGCTAACAAAAAATCTGGTAGTGGTCATAAGCAGAAAAATAGCAAGAGTGCCGTGAGGACGGTAACTACTAAGCCGGGTGACACGTACTATAAATTCGCCCAAAAGTACAATGTCAGTGTTGCTCAACTACGCAAATGGAATAAGTACGCTGACCGATCAATACCGGTTGGCGTCAAGATAAGGGTCAAGTAGGGGGGATCTTATGAGTTTACGAGATAAATTAATTATTGATACAAGTGATCTCCCCAATTATGTGGTTTTACCGGTTGGAACCGAGAACTTCACCATTGAGTTCGACTATCGTGAACGCTACGATAACTTTTATTTCAACCTATACGATGCTGATGATAATCCGCTGATTACCGGAGAAAAGCTTGTTTATGGGGTGCCATTGTGGAACATCAATGATGCTAATCTGCCAAGCGTGACGATTATCCCCCTTGATGAAACTGGCGTGGAGAACACCGTCAGCATTGATAATTTTCAGATATCAGTCTTTCTATATTTTGATGATCTTGATCCATCGATTGAAGATCCAAGTACTGCTGATGTTGATGAGAATGACACTGACAATTCTGATCTTCTAGATGATGACTCAGGAAGTTCATTAATCGAGGACGAGCCTTCTGATGATGATAATGAGTATGCGCTCCCGGAAGATTGGAGGGATGAGCAATGAAACTCGTTAGGCTTTATCGAAGGCTTGAGATTGATGGCAAAAAAGGCAAATTAACTCTCAAGAGTTACGCCAAAGTACCTGATAACATCTCAATGGATATTGAAGCGTCCTATGCATCCGGCAGCAAGGAGACGACGCAAGTTTCGGTGATGAACTTGCCGGCTGAAGATATTAATTATTTGACGAAGGGTTCTAACGCTCGGGTTTATGGCGGCTGGTATGGTGAAGATGGCTCATCGAATAACGTCGGCATCATCATGGAAGGAAAGTTGGCGTCACCGACCCCTTCAACCATTGACACGTCAGGAAAAACCACAACAATCACTATCGTTGATGGCAGTGATTATGACAAACTTCCTGAAGTTAAGAAAAAGGCGACTACTTCAAGGTCAATTTCTGCGCAAAAAACGCTTGACCAAACAATCACTGCTTACAATAGCAAGATGAATGCACAGCGCCGTAAGTGGATTGATAGCCATCCGGGTGCTACAAGCAAACAGCTTCGAGCTTATGGGCATACAATCATTACCAAGAAAAATGCTTTTGCCAAAAAGAAACGACAAGAATATGTTAAGCAAAAAGCTAACCATACTGCTAAAGCTAAGGTAACTAAAAAGACTAAGTACAAACCCTTATCTTTTGCAAAAAATACCAAGGGTTCTTCAATCATCAAAAAGATTGCCAAGGAGGCCGGGATAAAAATATACAAGCTAAAACTCGTATACGATAAGAAGTTTACCAAGGGCTACACGGCTAAAGCAAAACCGATGAGTGCCATTAAAAGTATTGCTTCGCAGTGTAAAACACCAATTTCTTATCCGAATGGCCGACTGGAGATTGCGGATTATTCCAAGAACAAAAAATCGAACTTCTATTTGAACTATGATACCGGAATGCTTGGGGAGCCGGAACCTCAAGACGATTCGGATGATGGGCTACAACACTATCAAGTTGTAGCTCTTTTTAGGCCGTATTTTACCGTTGGGTATATCTTTCATATTGAAAGTACAACCTTGAGTGGCTGGGTACTAATTAATAGCGGCACAACCTCTATTACTGATGATTCAGGAACATCAACACTTGACCTGGTTGACTACTCTAAATACAAAAAGAAGAATTCAGCTTCGGTCAAAAAAGCTGAAACCAAAGATAAAAAGACCAAAGCGAAGTTGGACGCTGCTAATCGAAAAAAGCTTAAGGAAAAGCAGAAAAAGAGGCGTGCCAAATGACTAAAAGTCGTGACTACGTTAATGAATTTTTTGATGTGTTTCGGGACGATGTGATGAGTGATATTCATGGTTCCATTCGCTGCAAAATTGTTAAGGTGAATGCCGATAAAACGTACGATGTTCAGCCGCTGGCTTTGTTTTCGGATGGAACCAAGCGGCCACAGCTTCTGAGCCTGCAAGCATCATTTATCCCGATTAAGATCAAATACCACGATGACATTGGCGACTCACATAGTTTTGCGCCATTCTATGCAGAAATGACAATCAACTATCAAGTGGGGGATGTTGTGGTGGTTGTGTTTGAAGACCGAGATACCTCTAACGCCAAGGGCGATAGTGTCTACAAGATTGACAGCGAACGTATGCATGATGCTAACGATGGCGTTATCGTTGGCAAGATCGATATAAAGTAGGTGGTTTGAATGGCAAAAGATGTCTATATAAATGATCAAGGCGATTTTGAGCAAGATGATAAAGGTAGCGTAGCAATGGTTAACGGCCTTGATGAAATCGCACAATCATGTATGATCGCCCTGAATACCCGCAAAGGTGGTTGGGTTCTTGATACCGATGAAGGCCTTGACTGGGGAGCCGTAATTGGAAGCAATGTTCACGATCAGTTTGTGACTGCAGCGATTAGAGAAACGCTTCTTGAAGACCCGCGAATTGATGATATTCACGATGTAGATTTCGAACGGGAAGCAAGAGTGCTCAAAGTTCACATTACGATTGAAGTTAAGAATCAATTGAAAGAAGTTGTATGGGAGGCGGGTGTCGTCAATGATTGATGAAAATGGTTATACGCCGCTGGATTATGACGATGCTTTAGATACCGTTCAAGGCTTTATTCGAAGAGAAAACGGAGAAGATACCAATGTATCGCCCAGGTCATTTTGGGGAACGCTCGCCCGAGTTTTGGCCAAAATAGCCGTCAATGTTGATCAAAACGGTGAAAATGTTCATGACTCTGGCTACATTCAGCAATCTACGGGTGTAAACCTTGATCGGGTTGGCGGCAATTACGGGTTAATGCGAAAGCAAGCTGAAGCATCCAGCGTGACCTTATCATTTACTGGTACTGCGGGTTATGTAATTCCGACCGGTACTGTATTTATGGATGACAAGGGAAATGAATTTTACACCGTCGATGATTGTCAACTTGATGTAAACGGAGTCGGATCAACAATTGTTGTTTCAAGCGAGTTAGGATCACAATACAATGTTGATGCAGGTACAATTGTTAACCAACAGTCGCCTGTTGAAGAAATTGATAAAGTGACTAATCATGATGCAGCTGAAGGTGGCCAGGATATGGAAACGGATCTTGATTTTAGAACAAGGCTACTTCTAGCATCCAACTCTAATGAGTCTGGTACCATCAACGGGATCTATACGGCATTAATGAACACACAAGGCGTAACGGCCGTTAAAAGTATCTATAATTCTTCAGCTAGTAAACCTGATGTGTATGGCAATCCACCTAAGACCGTTCACTATTATGTCCAAGGTGGTGTGGCACAAGATGTGGTGAACACTATCTTCCGAGTTGGCGGCGGTGGAATTGCCCTTTATGGATCTAAGAGTGGCACAGCAATCGATGATTCTGGCGAAGCGCACACGATCTACTTCGATCGCCCCCAAGAAACACCGATTTTTGCCAAAGTCAGTGTTAAAGTCAATGATAGCTTTGATAAAAATGAAGGTACTGATGACATTAAGGCTGCTATTGAAGGCTATATTGAAAGTCTACAAATGGGGTCCAAAGTGGTTACTAATCAGTTCTTCTCTAACATATATTCGATTGATGGAGTGGATTATGCTGATATTTCAATTGGAACTGATAAGCACAAGTTAAGTACCGATAACATTACGTTAACAGCCTTCGAAATTCCAGTTATTACTGACGATAATGTGGAGGTTGACTATGTACCAAACTAATTATGATGAGCTATATTCTGAAATATTTAAGATGTTCGACAGGGGATTAGCCGTTGGAGCCGGGAGCAACATCAACACTTTAATTCGGGTACTGACGCGTTTTCAGTTATGGCTGGACAACAACTTTGAGAGCATCCACAGTTCTTGGATAATTGATGAAGCTGTTGGCGAACAACTTGACGAAATCGGTGATGATATTCACCAACCCAGATATGGGGCCAATGATGATACTTATCGTTTTATCCTTAAGACAAAAATTTTAGCATCACATTCTGGTGGAACCATTAACGATATTATTAATATCATATGCAATGCTTTACAAATATCACCAATAAATTCAGGAGTAAAAGTTCATACTGACTATCATTGGAATGGTGCCAAAATGGTTGGGAACCCACAGGTTGTTGACATTGATAACCTTCCAACTAGTTTAATATCATCAAGCCAATCACTGATAATCCTCATGGATCGTCTATCATCAGCTACTCTAAACGGAGTTACGATTAATAAAATTGCGTTTATGAACGATTCTAAACTAATTGAATATGTAGGTGTTGGGACTCAGTCCATCATGGTTAAAGAAGTTAATGTAAAAGGAGGCAATTAACATGGCATATGACTTGGCAAAAGTAACTGCTAACGGAAATAACCTTATTGCTCAAATATTAGCGAACAAGTCATCACTAAGCGTTGATAAGATAGAAATAAGTGATACTCAATTACCATCGACAACAGACATCTCAACAATGACATCTGTTCCAAAGGTAGTACAAACTGTTAGTGCAAACGGATTCTCTAAAAATAGTAATACCTTGATTATTTCAACAGTCGTTGATAACTCATCCATAAGCGCCGATTACAAGGCATGGGTATTTGGAATTTGGGGATCTGATTCTCAAAATGGGCAATCACAATTAATTGCAGTTATCACATCAACAAATAGTCCAGATACAATACCAGCTTTTTCTGGTAGTACTCCGGTATCATATACGTATAAATTCAACATTGGGTTTTCAAATGCAAGTCAAATTCAATTTAATATGATTGATGATTCGTTTGCTACCAACGATACAGTTGTTCATACGACTGGTGATGAAACAATTGACGGCCAAAAGAAATTTAAAACAGATCCTACAGACAGTGCAGGGAATGCTTATGCCAAAACAGTTTACGTTAATCAACAACTAGATAAAAAAGTTAATGTAGCTGATATGCGTAAACCAGCTAGTGACGTAGCGGGAATTGAAGAGGTTAACGCGAAACAAGATAAAATTGGTTACACACCGGCTGACGATAGCAAAGTAGTTCATGATAATCACGACAATACAATCACGGCTAATAGCTCAATCTATGATTTGTCAAAATCAGGTCTTACTCCTTTACAATATGCTGATTCTGGTTCATTTAATGATTTACCTTTAGGAACTGTTATGGCAAATGCTCCTTCAATGACGGATGCGCCTAATACAACTCGTGGATTCACCACAACCACATTTTACTCTACTGTGTGGGGTGGTAGAAGAACACAAATAGCAATTACTGATAATGCAAATCTCATGTACTTTAGAATAAAAAATATAGATACTTGGACTAGTTGGACGTTATTATCTGACGATTCCAAAGTAGCTCACCTATCTGGTGCTAACAACTTTGATACCGTTCCAACTGTCGACCATAATCCATTGCTACTCGCAAGCAGTTTACCATCTGACCTAGCTAGGCTTAGCCACGATGCCAACTTTACCGCAAAGCTCCAGCAGAATGGTCAAGATGTTGCGCTTGCCAATCATACGATTTCCCGTAATCCGGATACCGGTAAGGCAACCGATGCCGTTGACTTTGATCCAGGTAAATTAACCACTGGTGGTCATCCAGTCTTTGCAACCGTGATGTGCACCGATGAAGCGGACGCTAAAGCTAAATCGGCAGCCGATCGGAATACAGTGTACGTTTATCCAAAAGAAAGTTAGGTGATTTTATGGGAGCAATATTAAATAAACCATGGGGTGGAGCCTACATGGATAATGTGAAAATCTTAGACATCAATGGTGAATGGAAACTTAGATCAGGATCAACAACTATTTTGCCAAGTTGGAGCATGCTATACAAGATTACTGGAAAAAGTGGACAGTGCATTTTTTGGGGTGAAATAGCTCCAAGAAATTCAGACGGTTCCCACTATGATGGTAAGAATATATTAGATTTGAGTTTCTTAGGAAATGTTGATAGATTTTCTGTGGAAGTCGGTGGTGGTGTCGGTTGGTTGGATGCATCTAACAATGGGAATATTCTTACTTGTCAATCGGACGCATTGTCTAACGATGAATCGCAAACTGGATTTCAATCAATTATTGGACGATACTATAATGGAATTATTGAATTTAGCTTGAAGTGATTTCAGTAAGACAACATTTATAGATGCATTTCGATAGCGTTAAACTATTACCAAATTTGCAGAGAGGATCATTTAATAGAAAGAAGGATATTTTTATGACTTATTATGTAAAGCTTGATACCAATGGCTGGGTTACTGGTACACCGGTTACTAGTCATATTTAAAGTAGCGCCTGTCCCCCCGATAGGTGCTTTTATTTTACCCTTGAATTTACACTTTAAGTGCAACACTAATTAAATAAAGAATGGCCCATGGCCAAATTCCTGTAAAATGATGTTTGCGAAAACAATCATGAAAGGAATTTAGCCATGGATCACTACAAGCATATTACCATAGATGAACGGGAAACTATCTTTTTAATGAGGAATCATGGAAACTCACTTCGTGAGATTGCCAGCCATATCAAGAAAAGTTACTCAACCATTTCTCGAGAATTAAGCCGTAATTCTACTGGTAAATCCTATTCACCTTCGAAGGCTCAGGAGAAGTACAAACAGCGCAAAGGCAACTGTGGCAGAGTCTCTCTTTTGAGTAATCCTCAGGTGTTTGAAGTGGTGAGAGAACACTTCTGCGAAGACCTTTGGTCTCCGGAGGAAATATCGAATCGCTTGGCAGTCGAAAAGTATCCGGTGCAGATCAGTACCACGACTATTTACCGTGGGATTTTCAATGGCTTATTTGATAATTTGTTTAAATCTGGCAGCTCTAGTGCCGTGCGCCATCTAAGGCATCACGGCAAGTCTCGCCACAATAAAGCTTATCAAGAAAAGCGAGGCAAGATTCCAATCCCCAACAAGATTCATGATCGTCCGCGAGAAGCTGACAACCGTGTAGAAATTGGTCACTGGGAAGGTGATACCGTGTTAGGCAAAAGCGGAAAGGCTTGTGTCGTTACATTGGTTGATCGAAAATCTCGTTACCTGCTTATTGGTAAAGCTGCTAAAAGAACTTCAGAAGCAGTCACGGATACTTTGAGCGACTTAATGAAGCTATGGCCTGGTAGATCGTTAACGATTACCCCGGATAGGGGTAAAGAGTTTGCCAAAGTTCAATGTTTAACTGATAAGTTTGGTACGCCCTTCTACTTTCCCGATCCTCACTCTCCTTGGCAACGAGGAACTAACGAAAATACTAACGGCTTGCTTCGCGAATATTTGCCAAAAGGAACTGACCTTGATTCAATTACTGACCGCCGGATACAAGCATATGCAGAACAAATGAATAATCGTCCCCGTAAATGTCTCGGATGGAAAACGCCTTATGAAATATTCTTTAATGTAGTGTTGCACTTAATTTGACAATTCAAGCCAAAAAACAAAATATCATTGTAGCCTTATTGGGTATATACTACAGATAGAACTTAAGAAAAATCTTTGGTTCGAGGAGGAATACCAGTATGGAAAAATATGAAGAGTATACTGCAGCTGATGTGGCAAAATGGTTCTTATCTAAGAAACCTATGTCTCCTAAGAAATTACAAAAAATGCTTTATTACGCATATGCTTGGACGTTAACTTTAACGAACGATGATATAAATGATCTTAGCAATCGACTATTCCCTAACCGTTTTGAAGCTTGGGTGCATGGACCGGTGCTGCCTGATATTTATCAGGAGTATAAACCTTACGGGTTTCATGATATTGATGAGAGTACTGCGAATGATTTAGTGCAATTTCCGACAACTATTGAGAATATTTTGGAGCAAGTATGGTCAGTATACGGTAATTATTCTGCAGATCAATTGGAAAGTATTACCCATCAAGAACGTCATTGGCAAAAAGCAAGAGGTAATTGTAACCCAATTGAATATTGCAACGCTCAAATTAGTGATCAAGATATTTACGAGTGTTATATTGCAAGAGTAGCTTAGTCATGAAAAAAGTTAATAATCCAATTTTTCCCAAAAAGGTAGTTAGCAACTTTAATTTTTCAATTCAAACTAATTCAGTAAGCATTGAATTAAATTCGCACGCAGGTTGGGTAAATTGTGTGCGGATAGGAAAATTTACAAATCAATTTCACAATGAACAAGAAGTCGGAAAAGTTTACTTTCAATTGGTAACAAAACTATTGCCTTTTGTTAAAGAACAAGGCGAAAGAATAAAGCATGCACCTCATTGCCATTTGCTTTCAGGTGAGAAGCGTGAATTAGCACTTAGCATAGCCTTAAAATTGCATAATTTAAGCCTTGATGATGAAACTGAAGTATGGCAATTGTCTGCTGGTGAATGCATTAGAATGATTGCTGTTATTACTATTAACGGATCCGAGAACGTCTATCCATTGTTTCTAGATCCCCACCATTTGATATATCCAGATAAAAAACATAATCAGATGGATTATAGCAAAAACGCTTGTCATTTCTCACCAAATAAATTTTATTCATAGATGAAATCCGTCCACTAAGTAATGGAAGGGTTTTTTTTACCCCAAAATAGAAGGGAAGTGAGGCCATGCCATTAAGCGATCAGGATCATCAAATGTTATTGAAACATGGCAAAGAATTATCGGATCACGAACGTCGGATTACTGATCTTAACAATAAAATGACTGACACGCTAAAAAGTGTCGATGAAAGCAACAAATATTTGCGGGAACAAAACAACCGTATCTTGGAAGCCGTCATCCGTGGAGACGAGAAAAGTGAAAATCATAAAAACGAGATGGAAGTCATCAATCGTCAGAACTTGTGGAAGGTGGTTACCATTGCGATCGGGTCCAGTTCCGTGATTTATTTGATTCTACAACAACTCATTCATTTCTTACATTAGGAGGAGAATATTATGCAAATTTTTAAACAGATTAGTGATATTTTTAGCTGGCTTCAAAGTACCGGCATTCTAGCCGCATTGGTGGCTCTGATTATTGTGGTCGTGAAGCAAGTCCAACCATACTTAAAGATTCATATCAAAAATAAACAAATCAACCAGTTGACTGATTTCGCCCTAACGACCGTTACCAAGTTTGCCACATTGGAGGGATTATCCAAATCTGACCGGAAAAAGGCGGCCGACAAAGATGTCGCTGACTTTGCAGACCAACTTGGGCTAACCTGGGTAACTCCGGAAATTGTTGACTCAATCGTTGAAGTAGCCTATCAGCAATTCAAGAAACTCGGCTATGATAATCATCAACCACAGACTTCGCCAGAGCCAACTGAGACAGCCGAAAATTCGGCCACCCCACAAACACCAGCAAGCTCAGCTGAACAGAACGCACAATCATCCGCTTCAAAGCCTGAAAGTGCAGCACAACCCGCTTCTCAAGCACCTCAATCTGCTCAGCCAGCTGTAAAATCGGGGAGTGATCAAGATGCCTAAAATCGGAATTGATGTTTCATCATATCAAGGTAGTTCGATTTCTTACTTCAAGACTTTTAAAAATTACGGTGCCGACTTTGCGGTCGTTAAATTAACCGAAGGGGCCAACTACTTGAACCCGAAAGCCAGCGCGCAAGTCACCAATGCGCTTAAGGTGTTCGGCTCGGTCAGTGTCTATCACTTTTTCCACGGCGCCGGCACGGCTGAGGCAAAATACTTTCTAGCCTGGGTTAAAAAGTTTGGCTTGGACAAGTCCACCGTTTTGGTGATTGATGTTGAAGCGCCTGGTTTACCGTACAACACCACACCTCAAGTCAATGCGTTTCTACGATATTTGATTAATGCCGGATATAAGAACGTTGTGACTTACGGCAGTGGCAGTTGGTTCAATTCTGGTCGTATCAAGCGATCGGAGCTAGTCGACAAGCATATCTGGGTAGCCGCTTATGGCGTCTCACGACCTGGTGTGGCGAATGCTAACGCTTGGCAGTTTAGTGACAACTGGCATGGCGTAGATGCATCGTACGACTTTGACGGTTCGCTATCGGGATCGGGAAGCAAAACGAGTGAGAAACCTGCCTATTATGTAACTCCTGGTCTCTATCAAGTACGTCTGAAACGGCTGCCGGTATATGGCAAGATGGACTTTAAGAAGTCGGATAAGCGGTACACCCGCTATGGTACTGGTTCACGCTTCTGGGCTACCCCGGTTAAGTATGGTAAGATTACACGGCTGTACATCAACGGCCAAGGTTATGTATCATCAAATAAGTGGTATGTTAAATTTCTCAAAAAAGCCAAGTAGCATCAAGCCCATCTCGATTAAGTTCGGGATGGGCTTTTTCTTTTTGCCCAAATCATTAATAAATTCTAAAGTTGAACTGCTGCTTTCCAAATTATGTACAACGGATATTTATCCCGGCTAAGAAACCAGACCATGTTTCGGATCGACATTACTCATGTTTATAAAGAAGCGTCACGATTAACCGAATAAACGTTAATCGTGACGTTTCTTTCAATCATTCATCATTTCATTTTATTATTTATTATGGATGAATATGGTTACCAATTCGACTTGGCCTTGATCTGGCGCTGTGACCCAGCTCCCAATAAGTGTAGCCCTCGATGGCTAATCCAATCAAAATACCTAACACGTAGAAAACTAAAATCGTCAACAAGTTCATAACTTGACAGTCCCTTCCTTTGATTATACCGGTCATTGCCTGATCCGGTACCGTCTTGTTAATTTGCTGCAAATCAAGGATAGATTAAAAGTTCAAAAATGGCAATAGGTCATTTGGGGATTTTACAAAATTATTCTCTCAAAATAAATTTGGACAAGAAGAAGTTCAAGCAGCAATTAAAGACTTAGCGTCAAAATAGATATAAGAACAAGCTCATCTCGTTAATTCGGGTCAAAATAGATATAAGAACAAGCCCATCTCGTCAATTCGGGGTGGGCTTTTTAACAAAAATAAATGTTATGTGGCAGTTATGTGGCAAGTGTGTCCTGTAACACTAGTAGTGTCGCTATTTGTCGTTACTGCCAAATATTAGTAATGAAACCCGGGTATTAAAGATCGATAATGGCTTTTACTGCACGGCATTAAAAAGTATGTTAAGAAAACAAAATGAAATCATATTAATAGTGACCTCTCCTCTCTTAAGCTTCACTTAAGGGAGGTTATATAATATTAAATTTAGTTATCATCGCTTGTTATCAATTGTCAGAATCCATCTCGCGTGATATATTCTATTCGAAGGGGAGATTCCTATGAAAGAGGTTATGAAATTTGTCAATTGGTTTAGAGTGCATAATAATGCCGACCTAAAGCAGTATGACTTTGCTGAGCCATTAACACAGATGAAAGTAATGAAGCTTCTTTATTATGTTCAGGGTGTTAGCTTAGCGGTCAACAATGAAAAAGCGTTTCCTGAAGAAATTGTGGCTTGGAAATATGGTCCTGCAATTGAAGAAGTGCATAAAAAATATGTTGGCCAACGAGATATTACGGGTAAAATTAGTCAAAAAGATCTGGATGACTATCATGAAATTGAGAATGATCCTAAACTTCGGCTTGTAGTTAATGCGGTTCAAGATTCCTTTGGCGATAAATCAGCCATTGAATTGATGCATCAGACACATCATGAGGCTCCGTGGAAAGAAACGCCTCAAAGCGGTGAAATTTCACCGGAACTTATGAAGGACTACTTTTTAAAGGAAATTGTTGAAGTTAAATGACAAAGAAAATTTCCATAAAGAAAAAGCAGCCTAAGATAATAATTCCACGGCATTTTACTCAAACTAAATTGACATTTAATTTTTCATTTTTAACTCATGATACAAAGTACAATTTTAGTAACAAGGGATTTAATAAAAACGTAAAATCAGTTTTTTTAAATACACTATTACGGTTATCATCAGATGACCTTGTTGCCATATTCTCATATCCAAGAGAGACCGGATTAGAGAGAATGGATGAATCGGAAATGCATTTTTCATTGAACGCTGAGTTTTCCAGATCCGATCGAGACAAAGACTGTTTGGATGGTATGTGGATTTTCAGAATGAATAATAAAGGTCGGGTCATCGGGAAGATTCAAAACACAACTTTCTATATTATGTGTATTGATACTTCCTTTGATGTATATGATCATGGAAATTAGCCCACTCCTTCGAGGGTGGGCTTTTTTCGTGCACTGAGGTTTTTTGTATTTAAAGAGATAAACATTGACACCCTGATTTTAAAAGAGTATAAATAAGTCATAGATATCAATCCCCTCGCTCCACATTTAATGTGGCTGGTACGCCAGTATGCGAGGCTTTTTTTGTGAGGTGAAATTTAGTGAGAGCCAGCCGGGCAGGTCTGTTAACATTTCAATTTAGAATTGTTCTTCCACAATGACAATCGAACCGTCTTCTGCTCGTAAGTACAATTTCCCGTTAATTGTTTCCGTCTGATCCATCATAATCACCTCAACTTTTATATACGCAAAACACCCCCAAAAGCAGCAAAAAATGCAGTTTTTTCTACCGATGGCAACAAAATGGCAACACACACATCTCAATCGCTTATATAGCATAAAGGTTGCAATCCTGCCGAGGGCATAACCACGTAAAATCAACGTTTCCGCACATTCGTTGATATGAAGCTTCTGATTCCTTTAGATAAGGAATTGGGAGCCTTTTTTGTTGCCGAAAAGTTGCCGTTATTTTATGTTAATTTCTCTGTTTTTCAGAAGTTGGGCAACAAAATGGCAACATCGATGGCAACAAGTTTGTGAAATTATTTGTTGTCGAGCTGATCCAGCAAGTCGATCGTTTTATCTTCTTCTTCGGTTTGTTTATCTTTGAAAAGATGAGCATAGGTTGTCCGAGTGACCACCGTATTTTCGTGGCCTAATCGTCGGGCAACATATTGGTCGGTGACACCCTTAGAGATTAAGAAGCTGGCATGTGTATGCCTGAGGCCATGGAAAGTAATGCGCTTGCTAATAAGGTGGCGGAAATAAATGTTCTTTAAAGCCTTGTTGACGTCGGTTGATGAAACTACATGTAAATATCTGGAGTAAAAAACAAAGTCGTTGGGATTGTGATAATGGTGATGATCTAGAAAGTCGGCGACGATTTGTTGCCAGTTTTTCAAGATTGTTGCCAATTGGTCGTTCATCTTGATGACCCGATTTGACTGTTCATTTTTCGTTGGGCCAAACTGATTATCGACGTAGTACCAAACCTTGTCGATTTTGAGCGTCATTTTTTTGAAGTTGACACAGTCCCAGGTTAAGCCGATGACTTCCTCGTAGCGCATGCCAGTGAGCAGGGCAGTGGTGATCATGGCGTTCGTCACATTCGTAATGTCGTTGATGTTGTCCGTTGTGTAGTTCAGCAGCTTCTGCATATCGTCCATATCCAAATACTTTTCTGCCTGCGTTTTACCCGGCAGACCAGACAGCTCCGCATCTTGGGTGAAGTCAGCCTTAATCTTGCCCATTTGATAAGCCTTGCGGATGGCAGCTCTAAACTGACTATGTACTTTCTGGACGGAAGCAATACTGTGATCCTTAGCAAGTGTGTTGATAAATTTCTGGTAGTCATCATAGTCAATTGAAGTAAGTGCTCGGTTGCCAAAATATTGATGAATGACCGTCTTGGTTGCCATGTAGCGTCTGATTGTTGCTGGGGCAATGTGGGACTTTTTGAAAGTGTCAAACCATCCTTGAAAGTAATCCGTGACAGTCTGATCGCTTAATTTACTGGATCCATGTTTCTGGATTTGGGCCTCTTGAGCCGTTGCCCAAGCCCGGGCACCAGATTTCGTGCTAAAACCTGTCTTGCTGAGCCGCTTACGCCGTCCATTCTCCTGGTAAGACAACATTGCTGCCCACGTCTTATCTCGCTTGTAAATGGAAGCCATGGCCTCTCATCTCCTTTGAACGTACGTTCTTTTAGTGCCCTAAATAAAAGCCCTCAAGCGGGGCTTTTTCACTCATCTCTTAGACCAGAACAACCGATAAATATTGATATTGCCAGGGTAATCACCATAGTCTTTATCATGTGTCAGAATGGCTAAGTGATTCTCAACAGCATCGTGCAATATTATCTCATCATTAAAGTCCAATAAATGATGGGATTCTAATGGGTAAAGTACTTTTTCGTTATTAGGACATGTTAGTTTTGCATTTTTTAAAATATCTTCTTTAGCAGTCCCAATCGCCGAGTCGTAATATAATTCAAACTTTGGCGATTTTTCAAAGTCACGTTTGAACGCATAATCGTAGCTACGTATATTTCGATCTTTAAGCTCCTGCTTGTATGCTAGTCTAACGTTTAAATTAATAAATTCAGAAATTATTTGTGGATTAACATATAGAATATTGTTGTTCGTTAACAACTGTGCGAACACATCGCTGTACCCGGGATCGGCATGCGAAGCTTGTATACCATATAAATATTGCCAAATATTAGTATCGACTAGAATTTTCGAGCCGGTCGGAATATCACGCGATAATAATTTATTTGCCATTGAAAAGCTCCTCGTTGATGTCATTATTTGAAAGTTTCGCTTTAGCATTTTGCATAACAAGTTGAATTTTACTTTGCTGAAAGGGGGTTAAAGATGAAGCTTTTATATGAACATACTTATTCAAGATAGTTGGATTATATTTAGTGTACAAGCTGCCAATGGCCACGTTTAAAAATGCTGTCGTTAGTGTATCAATTCCTGAAAAATCGAGTTCAATTTGTTGCTTATTTTTTACTGACTCCAAAACAATTTCTTCTATTCGGCGAGCTTTCTCAGAGGTAATTGCCAAATTTGTCTTTATTTGATCTTTAATAACCAATGTCTTTTCCATAGATTGTTTTCCTTTCTGAATTAAAAAATAAATTCATTGACGGTCTTAGGGCGAATTTGCTTATTTAAGTCATAATTTAAATATAGCATAGTTCCTGGAAAACTTTCTTCAAGTTTATAATATGTCCTATTATTATCCAAATCATAAATATTTAATCCGGTATTTGACAGAATTACAAATTTCCCAATTTTGCTCATGCTATCTTTTATGTCAAACAGGCCTAACCCACTAGCACTTGAATTCTTTGTCGAATTTCCTTCTTTTGTTGCCCAATCAATATATTCCGCATCGTTAGTGAAGCCTAAGCTTAAGTGGTCTTTTATGTTGGTAGGGATAGTAATACCATTATCTGCTATGCTGAATGCTAGATGGTTTTTGTTAGGAAACACTTGTCCACACATAAAAAATTTTTCTGCTTGAGAATGCTCATAAATATTGTAGCAAATTTCAAAAATTGCTAATTTTATAGTGTCGTTCTGAGTCGGAGTAATTTTCTCATCCATTTTTTTAAATACCCTTTGACTTAAATATTTCGAAATTTGTTTTGTGGAACTGGATTTAAATTCGACAAATGGGATAGTTGTACCATATATATCTTGCTCAAGTGGTGCTATCCCAAAATGATTTAAAAAGCCATTTTTAGCGAGGATCTTTTTAATTGGGTCACTTATACTTTTGACCAGTACACTTATTTTTTTGTGTTGAAGTTTTCTGATAATAATTGCTAAAAAAGTTGTCATTTCAGCACTAAAAAAACTGGTTTCTTTAAAATCAAAAAGTATAGAAGAATAATTTGTTAGATTAACCTGGTTAACTTCTTTCAAAAGAAAATTAATAGTAGTAGGCATCATGCGAATGGATGAGGGCATAACTATTGTTTTTTCCAAATTTAACATACTACCTCCTCATATTTGATAAAATAAAAATTCAATGTAGGCAATTAGATCATTCAAACTCAACAACTACAGCAAGTTCTTCCAATTGATCAGCAATATCATGGACTTAATGGATCCCTTGCTTAAACCAGCTATATCCGGACCGGCCAACTGAATATGTGTAATACCCATTTGAATTAAAATGGCCGCTTTCCACGATCCACGTGAAGCTGGCAGCATGGTGAATCAACAAATGATGGCCACGATGAACTCGATACTTTTTAACTACATAGCTGTTAGCTAGTGGGTAGACTCTTTTAATTTTGTAAATAGTTGAAGCTTTAGTAATGGTTACCCAATGTGGATGTTCCCAGTAAAAGAAATTGTGATTAGCCGATACGGCAGTTGCTGAAACACTCAATCCCAGAGTTAAAGCAGTGATTCCCAATAACAATGATTTTTTAATTTCCATAGTTTTCCTCCAACTCAAATTTTTTAGTTATCAGTATTGGACTAAGTTCCCCGGTAGGAGTCGGACCTATCACTGGCACCGGTGGGGAAAACTAATTAACTTTGAAGGTTTAAAACAGCATCAGATAATTCATCAGCTAAATTAGAAGCAGCCTCTGAAACATCATCTGAACTTTTTCCTGATAAAGTATCAGATAAGCGTGAAGACAAGGCAGCTAATTTTATGGATGTTAAAGAGGGAAAGCGATTTGCAAATAATTGATAAGCATTTTGAATAGCCTGAGCATCCATTCTTACACCATTATCGTTGTCTTGGTCATCAACTGCATATCCCATATCAGAAATCACTTCAGAAAGATCATTATCTGAAGAATCATAAGCCTCTTTAGGTGTAATATCCTTAAAATCAGCTAAAACATCGTCTTGATCTTGAGAATACATAGTACGTACAATAGATAACATATTGCTGATATCAGATTTTTGCTGGGCATAATCATTAGTTGGCTGAGTGGTTCCTGATGAACCTGAGTTACTGGTGTTATTGTTCGTATTATTATTTTTATTATTTGTAGATACAACTACTTTACTTAAGTTGCCCTTCCATATCCAACCTTTAACCTTATTATTACCACTCTTTAAATAATAATAAGTGGCCTCTTTACCATTTGCTTTTTTAACTTTAGCTGATTCAGTAGCATAAAAGGTCCATGAAAGATAGTTAGCAGCCCTGTGAGCCTTCTTATTTAAGCGAGGGTTAGTGTATAGATAACCCTTATTAACATTGTAAGGAGTCTTACTTAGCTTCTTATAACTAATAACTCGGGCTAGTTTTGTCCTAGCAAGCGCGTTTGGACTAGTAAATGTAGATACACTAATACCAGGAACTGTTCCCAATGTCATCGCTAAGATTGCCGAATAAATTAATTTACTTTTCATAGTATTCCTCCTAAATTTCAGCTTTTAAAGTCATCAGTATTTGGACTAGTTATTTAGTGGACCCCAAATCTAAACCAGTCGTGACTGTGTTTGTTTGAAACATACATATAGTGTGCGTTTGATTTAAATTTTCCGGAATCAAAGAACCAGTGATAGTTCGTAGCCGAAGCATAAATCTTGTAATGGTATCCTCTTGGTACAACATAGCTCGCAACTTGGTAACTCTTATATTCTGGCTCCATATACTTAATTTTATGAACTACGATCCGCTTCGTCGTAGTTATCCAGTGCGAGTGCAGCCAAAATGGATTATCAGGATTATAAATACTCATTGCTTGGCTTCTAGTGGGCTGACTGATTATGCCGACAGTACCAAGTGACAGAGAAGCCAATCCAACCAACAGTATTTTCTTTAATTTCATGTTTATTTCTCCTCAATTTGTGTTCTTTTAATGCCCTAAGTGAAAACATGATTTAAAGGTTTAAAAATAAAAAGAAACTCCCAGCTTAATTAATAAACTGAGAGTCTCAGGCCTAAAGCCTACTTATTTATAAGATCGCGTTAAAAACACGATCGGTACTTAAATACCTGTATCTAAATACTAACACAGATTTTCTTTTAAGTCCTGATTTCAAATAAAATCATTTAGTCGGTTGAGTATTTTATCAATAACGTCCTGACTAACCTGAGTATTCTCAGAAATATTAAATTTTGAAAATTTTATTATGCGCAATTTACTAACCGTTGTGATATTACCAACATCTGCATACGTTTGATTGTTATATTTTTTTGCTTTTTTTGTTAGGGTTTCTAGCTCCCTTATGCCAGGCTGTATTTTTTGAACAAGGATGGAAAGTTCATCGCTTTTTTTTAAAGTTTCAGTGAGAAAATTTAAAAACTTTGACATCTCTTTATCATTTAATTCCTCATTAATACGTAAAGCTGTTTGGTAATTAGTATAAAGCTTAGTTTTTCTATAATTACTATAGTCAAATGGTGTTTTGCTAAAATCTTTAATATCTAGTCCATGTTGCAAAAAATAATTATAACTTTTAGGTGAGACTTGACTATTGATTGAAGTATTTTTCATTAAGTAGTCAATATTCTCTTTTCCCTTCTGTGCAAGTTTGAGCATCTTATCGGAGCGTTCTTTTAAGCGCGAAACAAGTTTATCAGTAATAACATATCCAAGTGGTAGATAACCCTCTTTGGGATGCTGTTTGGAGCTAAGAGGAACAACTATAACTGTATGCTTGAATTTACTATCATTTTTAGTTAAAACTACAGCAAAATGGTTTAAGCTCATCTCGCTACCAATACCTACTCCAAAATTTACCATTACGATAGTTCCTTGCCTTAAAATATTGAAATACTTTGGAAGATGACGACTGTTTTCAAGCTCTAGCAATCTTCCATACTCATCCATCCATTGGGGAAGAAGCGCTAACTTTAAATTTGCTTTTGTTTTTTGGAAATATACTTTATAAAACTTTTTTAACTTATTTTTTGCTTGAGACCAACTTATTTTATAAGTATAGGTTATCTTTTCTCGCGAATTCACATTATTATGAGGACTAGCCATTAATCATCCCTCCTATAGACTCGTAGCCGTTTTTTTCATACATATGTGTTAGTAAAGGATAAATAGGACAGTTTTATTCGAACTCGATATCTACAACTGATTCTTCTAATTGGTGCAACCAACGATGACCCACTTAGTAATCATCACCAACGTTATATTTTATTTCCCCATTTTGGACTTCCAGAAGCTCCTTGCTTTTATCTGATGGGTTGGGAACGATTATATGACTGTATTTGTGATTCAATTTTGCGGACTCTGTTTTAGCATTTCTTACAAGAGAATTCCAAACAGATATTGAACCGCCATTTAGATCTTGAATAACTCTTGCATCTTTGGAAAGGTCGATTTCAAATAGTTCTTATTCCCCATCGTATTTAAAACTTCCAAACATAGAAGTATGTGCTAGATTATTTCCAGTTGAATCTTTTACAGTTATATAATTTGCATTCACACTATCTGGAAGTGGTGAATACTTTTCTGCTGCATTTTGGCCAATGTTCCAGGCACCACGGACAGCTGCTTTTAGTTGATTATCAGACATGCTGAGAATATCCGAGTCTAAAATGATAACGGTTGCTGAATCGGCTTTTGAATAGTAAGCGTTATCAATTGCTCCATGGTACTTAGTCGAAAGTTTTGATAAATATGATTGCAATTCCTGGTAATTAAGTTTTTCGTTCTTCTTACGTTGAATTTTTACTTGTTTTTTTAAAGCTTGATTTTCAGAAGATGATTCAGCTTTTCGTTTCGACGAAGATTCGGCTTTTGCCTTTTTTACTGAGGATGCTTTTACTGTAGAACTAGATGATTTATGTGACTCTTGAGATTGGGTGGTACTTGATGATCCATCACTCGAACTTGTCGAAGGATCGAGCATTCCTGCACCGATGCTTAGAACAAATAAAGCAATGGCAATTTTTCCGAATTTTGATTTGTGAAATTTTTCTGATCGACCTTTAATTGCCCAATAAACTGTGAACCCAATTGCAAAAATAAACAAAGTTGTACCGATATTCATCCACATACTAACTCGCCCCTTAATACTTTTCCCTACATAAATTCCAAGCAATATTTAGTTTGTCATCTCCTTATATATCGAACCAGCTTTTCGTCAAGCCCCATTATTGGATCTATTGATTTGCAATTTTTGAGAGAAGGTTGATGATCTTCTGATTTTGTTTTTTTAGTTCTTCATTTTGATTGATCAGTAACCAGTTTTGTTCTGTTTGAGTGGTCAAATTAGCAATTTTAGCTTGTTCTGGCATATTTAGCTGAATAAAGTTTACTTTTCCACGATACCAACGCATGCCATTCATTTCGTTGTTGATCTTTTTAATCTGTTCTTTAGCATCTTGATCTGCTTTACTCAGATTATGCTCTTGGAGAAATCCAGAAAAATCAAGGCCAGCATGATACCGATCGTGTTTGTCCTTAGATGCTTTATCTTGGTGAGCAATTGCCTCGGCAACTTCTTTCTCACGTTGTTTGTTAATCTTTTGAGCGTTAATCTTTTCACTTTTATCATACAGTTCCTGTGCTTGGGAAACAGTAATTGAATGAGCCAGAGCATCGGCGTTTTCATTTCCATGAATCAAGCCGATATTTGCGCCACATTTATTACATATTTCTCCATCTTTTAAAATCCAGGAGCTAAACATTCCAATTTTTGAACCGTCAATCGGACAAACTGTCATGATCTAATCCCTCCAATAGTTTCTTAAACTTGATATTCTTACATATAATTCCAAGCAATATTTAACCTGCCATCTCCTTAAAATTAGTCCAACATATCAATAGGTGACCCATAGTGGTGTACCAAATCATAATAACTATCTGGTCCACACCCGTTTTCTTCCACATAAAGTAATCCCATTAAACCAGTAGCAAACTGGTTAGCCTGATATTCACAAATACCGTGGCTTGATCTCCCGGTTTGATATCCTGTTTGGTTAGGTTGACAAATTATGTGACCAAGCTCGTGGCCACAAGTGAAATTGCGTTGTGGTGAATCTCGAATTTTTTCATTCAACAAAATAATTGGATATTTATCAAAATAAGCAGTTTGACCAAGTGGGTGAGGCCCGAATGTTTCCCAACGAATCTCAATGTTTAATTGCTCCGCAATGGAAAATGGATCAGCAGTGCCCTTATCAAGTACAATTCTCTTGACCATTTCTTTAGCAAAACTATTTGCGTTTATTCTTTTGTTTCTGTTTGTCCCAAAAAAGTCCTTCCAAAACTCTTCTAACTTGCTTCTGTTCTTCATCGGTTAATCCCTCACCCCCATAAGTCATGCCATTGGCATTTTCCTCAAGAAATCTCTTGAGGTCTTTTTTATCATCATTGGTTGCCCAAGATGGAGTATGACCATTTCGATCAATAGTGTTTCCTAATAAATAATCAGTAGAAACTTCAAAAATTTCTGATATTCTTTTTAATTCGTCTGTCGAGACCTTTCTTGATCCACTTTCAATCTTACTCATCGAAGACTTATCTAGGCCAAGTCGACGTGCGAGTTCAGATTGAGTAATATTTCCTTCTTCTCTTAGATTAACTATTTTATTGGCTAAAGATTTATCGGCCATGCTATCCCTCATTTCTAAATTCACAACTATATAATATCAAAGTTTCTAAAAAAGATACGAAAAGTTGAAAAAATCGCAACTAATAGGTTGACGTTTCTAAAATCTCAACGTATACTATAAATTGTAAGTTGAGATAATCGAAACGGAGGTGATTTAATGAAATATGAAATCAATCTTGACTTGATTAAGAAAAAGCGAAAATATGAAGGCTTTACAATGCAACAAATGGCTGATTTTATTGGATTGCATGACAAATCTAGCTATTATAAGCGTGAAAATGGAGATTTGAATTTTCAAGTTGGTGAGATTCCAATAATAGAAAAAGTATTAAAAATCCCTAGCAAAAAAATTTTTGTTGAATCGTTGACGAAATCTCAACATTCCGCGCAGAAGGTGAGCACGTAAGGAGGTGAAAGAATGAACGAAGGAAACTTTAGTAAGCATCAGTATCTAACTGAGTTTAAAGAATCAAATCCACCATTTAAAGATGCACCAGGGTTTGACGATATTCCACAGTATGGAAAAGAAATTGTGGATCTTTTAAAAAAGAAAGACTTAACGCACGAGGAAGCGTACGCAAGTCTTCAATATGCCTATAACTTGATTAAATATGAATCCAATTTTTTAAAGATCTGATTCAATCAAAGAAACAGGTTCTAAAGTATCAGTTGCCGAAACTTTGTAGAAAGGCAAATCGACTTTTCCATCTAGACTTTTAATCTTGTAGATAAAGGGTGAGGTTGCTTTACCGTCCTTCAAATCGGAAACAAGATTAAACAGAATTCTAAACACAACATCAGCATTTTTTAAATTGCTGGTACCGATATAAGTGCTGCAGAACTCATGTGATTGAAGCCGATTTAAACCTTGAATTAGAGAAAAGTCGTTGCTTGGCGCTTCATCTTTAAAAAAGTAAAAACCGTTTTCTCCAACGACAACTTTCTTGTATGAAACCTGATTTGGAAGATTTCCGTGGTTCTGATACAAATCGGCAGTATAAAGTCTTTCATTCAATGCAAAGACTAATTTATACGACTTTGTTTCTGGCAACATTGATAGTTCATTGAGCAAATACTGAAATGTCTCTAGCTGAGCTAACTTCATAAATTTTCACCACCTTTAATGGAATAACTCAATTATCCCACTAAAGAAATGAAAGAAGGTTATACAATGCGCGATCTGAATAAGTCAATGGTTAGAAACGTCAAGGTTATCAAAGTAATCGAGGTTGTATCAGTGATTGGTAACGGTACAGAAGAGAGCATGACTAGGTATCTTAATGAGTATTACTCACTAGATGGTCATCAGTTAGCAAGCCACGATACATTGGAAGATGCGGAAAAAGAGAATTAGCTGTTCTTATCATGTCGTTGGTCTTGCAAATTTGAATCAATTTGTTCTATATCATTTATCAATGTCTCTGCATCATGTTTTTCAATATACCAATTTTTAATCAGAAGCTCGATTAACTTCAATAACTTTTCAGCCTCACCGTCTGAAATATCAAGAATTAAGTTAACATTCTTTTCCATGTGAGCGCCAATGTTTCCAATTTTCCTTACGGAATGTAGAGCTTTTCGAATGGTGGGAGAAACTTTATCAGATATGTCATCAATTTCCTTAAACAATGAGCTATCGGTGACTTGGAAAAAGTTTCTAATCATTCCCTGTAGGCATCTTCTTGATAAGGTTGCGGAAGCTTTTGGACTCAAGTGGAGAATAGCATACGCTTCCTCGTAATCTTCCCGGATTTGCTGAGGAACGTAGTCAGGGAATTGAATAGCTTTGGACTTGGGATGGATATATGTTGTTACGTCTTTATATTGAGAACCAAGGCCAGTTGTCAGAACTGAAACGTTGCCACATGCTGGACATTTGCGCATTATCAATTCTATTAGATCTTTTGGATAAGAATGGTTACCAGGAGTAAATCCATAGTGTGATATTGAGATGCCACTAAAGTAAATAAACGAATTTGCTTCAGTGGTGGATATGATAGGTACAATTTCATTGCAAAATGGGCATCTAAAACGTTTGTTTTCTGTTATCATCATTTTTCCACCTCGTTGTAGGGCGGAAAATCGAAGAAGTCTTTGACTGAAATGCGTAATGCCTTACACAAAAGGCGAATAGTATCAGCTTTTGGTACGCCAGTAGGACGACTTTCTAAGGATGTTAAGGTGGATTGTCTGACCCCAGAAAGAGTAGCCAGACGATTTACTGTTAAGTTTCTTTCTCTAATTAATTGGTAGATTCGATCGAGAATCAATTCATGATCAGTCATGTAAAAATCTCCTTTAACGGTTATACGTTAAGTCTATCAATTATTTTTTGAACTGATTACCGTAAATACGTTGACTTTCACCTTAAATGCGTTATTATATAAATGTACCGCAAATACGTTAACTAAGGAGGCACGAAAATGACTGTTGGACAAAACGTAAGAAAGTATCGATTGGCTCTTGGATTGTCTCAGGGACGATTGTCAGATATGAGCACCGTTCCACAAACGACAATTAGCACTATTGAACGTGGTGCTACGCCAAATGCACGAATTGCAAATGCACTTGCTAAAGCATTAAATGTTTCAATTGAAGATTTGCTTGATGAAGAACAGGAGGTGACCAAGTAATGCAAGTAACAGAAGAACAACTCAAGGTATTCCCAGAAGAAGAGCGTCCGGTTGTCCGTCGATTATTAACTAAGCAAAGCAATCCGAAGGCTATGGTACTGAAACAAGAGGTTCATGACTGGGCGTGTGCCAGAGCTTATACCGATGATGGACACCAGCTGTTTCCCTGGAGTCAGTTAGTTTCTTCAGTAAATATGGCGATTAAATTAAAACTTAGCTTGAAGGACATTCGTAAGTTGACTGATGAACAGGTTCCGGAAGCTCGAAAGTTATTTGAGAAGTTTAAAGCAGACTTCGATATTTAGTTTTCAAAGGACGAAGGGAGGTGATCCTATGAACCGTGCAGAAATGATTGAACAAATTCTCAATAGCCCAATTGCCAAAGCACATGGCGTTGAAATGGTTAAAGAGATGATTGATCGGCATGGTGATGATTTTCTCAAGGCCATGTATCAATCACTTTGTGATAGTGAGGAGCAATTACTATTTTCTTAACTCCTTAAGTCCAATTTACCAAATCAGATGGAAAAGGACGATTAATCTTTTTTCAAAATGGAGATGATCAAAAGTGAAAGATTCAAAATTTGCTAAACAATTAACACTTGATTTAGACAAATTAAAAAAGACGTTTGACCGAACTGAAATTGCTGAACAGGCCCATATTTCTGATAGTCAGTTATGCAATATTCGAGCTGGTCGAAGAAATGCACCACGAGATGTTAAGAAAGCACTGGTCCAAAGGCTATGGTCGTTACCCCTGGCATTCAGTGCTTCAAGAAGTGAGTTTGGTATTCCATCAATGATGAACAATCCAGTTTTACAGCAAGATTTATACGCTGATGAGGTTTCTCAGAAAAAGGAAGAACATGAGCGGCAATCATCTGAAGATGAGGCGGATTACATTATTGCCATGGATCCACGTCAGCGAACACCTGCACAGTCAGACTTCTTACTTAAGCATTTTAAGGATTCTTTTGAAGAGATTGGATCCGAATTGAAATACACTTACGCAAAAATGATTTTTGCCAAGTTATCAGATGGCGAGATTAAAGAATTGGTTGATGAATATAATCAAAAGTTTGGAGGCTAGGATATGAGTGAGCCAAGCATTACCAATACGGAGCTACTTACCAAAA